CGTAACTATCTCTAGCACTACTGGTGTAGCGGCTGGCGATGCGTTTACAATCGCGGGTGTTGAAGCTTGTCATCACATCACTAAGCAGTCTACTGGACAGCTCAAGACTTTCCGCGTTATTTCGGTAACGAACGGTACGACTATGGTTATCTCTCCGGGGATTATTTCAAACCAAGTCGCGTCTGATGCTGCTGCTCAGTACCAGAACTGCATCGTGACTGGCGCTGCTGCTGCGGCGATCACCTTCCTGAACACGGTTACAACATCTGTTAACCCGTTCTGGCAGCGTGATTCACTGGAGCTATTGCCCGGTCGGTACTCTGTACCCGCTGATGCAGGCGCTGCGGTACTGCGCGGTACAACTGATAACGGCATTGAGCTGGTTATGCAGAAGTTCTACGACATCAACACAATGACCACCAAGTATCGGTGCGACACATTGTTCGGTGTGGTGAACAAGCAGCCAGAGATGTCCGGCATCATGTTGTTCTCACAGACGTAAAAAGCGTGAAAACTGGGCGGGGGTTACTCCTCGCCCAATTTCAGGAGGGCTTATGCCGCTGAAGAAAGGTTATTCTCAGAAGACAATTTCCAAGAATATCAAGACAGAAAGGAAGGCTGGCAAGCCAAAGAAGCAGGCGATTGCCATTGCCTTAAACACGGCAAGACGGGCAAAGAAAAAGGCGAAGAAATGATTCCAACACTAGTCTACAAGTCTCCCGGCGATCACTTTGGACCGGCAGGCAAGACGTACTCATACGTTGCAGTGAACACGCAAGAAGAGTTAGACGCGAGATTAGCAGAAGGTTGGTCAGAGACACTGATAGAGGCTGTTTCTCCGAAGGGTCCGGCAATACCAGACGATAACGCGCCGCCCATGCGAGTTGAACTAGAAGAGAAGGCGGATCAATTAGGCTTGAAGTTTGACGGCAGAACATCAGATAATAAGCTGTCGCAAAAAATAGAAGATGCGCTAGGAGCTTAACATGGGTTGGACCAAGCGAGAGTACATCGAGCAGGCGTTTGAGGAGATAGGATTAGCGTCCTACGTTTTCGACCTCACGCCAGAACAGTTACAGTCAGCACTGCGTAAATTAGACGCGATGTTGGCAGAGTGGAACGCGAAAGGTTTACGGTTGGGCTATCCACTGCCCAGTTCCCCAAAAGACAGCAGGCTAGACGAGCAGACGTATGTGCCGGATCTAGCGAACGAAGCGATATACACTAACCTTGGCATTCGGATTGCGCCAAGTTTCGGTAAGGCGATCATGCCTGACACCAAGGGCATCGCTAAGATGGCGTACAATACGGTTGTGATGAGTTTCGCGCAGCCACACGAGCAGCAACTGCCAAGGACCATGCCTGCGGGTGCTGGTACTAAGCCTTGGCGCAACTACGACGATAACTACCTACGCAGACCGGTTAATCCTGTTTTAGCTGGCGATGACGGTCCATTAGAATACAACTAGGAGGCTGACATGCCCACTATTAACCAACTGCCAACGATTAACGCCCTATCCGGTGGCGATCAACTGCCAGTTTATGCGACAAGCAACGGTGACGCTCGAAAGGCATCTATTACGACTCTGGTCGAATACTTCCAGACCACTTTCGCTGACCCCAATTACACGGTAGTCATTAACGCGCCCACTAACTCTGGGTTTAACATTGCGTTGGCCGCTGCATCACAGAGCATTTGGCTGATCATGAACCCGACCGGCACATTCGCCGCCGGATCTGTGACGCTGCCACCTGTCGCTGACTGCTATGACGGTCAAGAGATTATCATTATCTCTACTCAGACGATTAGCGCACTGACGATCAACGGCAATGGCGGGACACTGGTTGGCGTTCCTGCCTCACTTGGCGCGGGTAGTTCGTTCACGATACGCTTTAACGAACTTCAACAAACATGGTATACCATCGTTAACAGCTTGCAGATTAGCGGTGTTGATGTCGTTACTACGACTGCGGTTCAGACGCTAACCAACAAGACAATAAACCTAGCTGATAATACGCTGATCATGACAAGCGCACAGTTGGCTACGGCGCTCCTCGATGAGACCGGATCAGGTCTGGCAGTGTTCAACACTTCCCCTACTCTGGTAACGCCGATACTGGGTACGCCTACCTCTGGCACACTGACCAACTGTACTGGTCTGCCCACCTCTGGCCTAACGGGTCTTGGCGTAGGCGTTCAGACATTTCTGGGTACTCCAAGCAGCGCAAATTTAGCGAGCGCGTTGACTGATGAAACTGGTACGGGTAAATCTGTATTCAACACAGACCCAACGATTGACGGCGCTAACTTTACCGGCCACGCGCAGACTGCGCCTGTTGCCGTCTCTAGCAGCGGTGGTACGCTGACTGCCAACATGACAGAGAGCAACGTATTTACGAGTACACTCACTGAGAACGTGGCTACTTTGACGTTGACCGGACCTGCACAGGGTCAGACAGTCAACATGCTGTTTACTCAGGACGCGACAGGTAGTCGAACGATGGCTTGGCCTGCTGCCTTTAAATGGCCCGGTGGTACGGCAGAGACGTTGTCTACTAACGCAAACGCTGTTGATTTATTGGTAATCACCTACCTTGGCACGAGTTGGTACGCTTCTATGTTGAAGGATCTGTCATGAGCTTTGCGGCCCGTACTGGGCTTGGCACTACTGCATCTACTGCGTTGGGCGCGTATTTAAAGAATGCGTCCTACTTCAATGCGGTAACTGACCCGGCTACCTCCATCGTGCGATTTAGTGCGGCGAATACTGGGTACGTCACGATCACATCAGGTACGCCGGACTATTACAACTGGCTGACCGGCGCAGGGGTTGCGGCAGATTACTCAATCCGATTGACGCTAAACAGTGGTGACGCGATTAACGAGGCCGGATCTGCTCCGACCGGATCGTGGGTGTCTTTAGTGACCACCAGATACTGGGGTCTGTCAATATCTGGCGGCTACCTGACCAATAACTGCACGATTGAAATTTCAGAGACGGCAGACACAACTAATATTCTTGCGTCCGCTGTTGTTAGCATGACATCGGAGTCACTACCATAATGGTTGCACCAAGACGGGGTAAGGCAAAGGTTAAGGTTACGTCTACTGGGAAGAAGGTTTCCTACGGTCAGGCGGGTAAGGCTAAGGGCGGCGGTCCTAGAGTTAAGGCCGGAACCAAGAAGGGTGACGCATACTGCGCCAGATCTGCTGGTCAGATGAAGAAGCACCCGAAGGCCGCTTCTAACCCAAACTCTCCGCTAAGATTATCGCGTAAACGTTGGAAGTGTGCAGGCACTAAGTCAAAGAGGTCATAATGGCGAAGAAGGGATTGTACGCAAATATTGCGGCTAAAAAGAAGCGAATAAAGGCAGGCTCAGGCGAGAAGATGCGAAAGGCCGGATCCAAAGGCGCTCCATCAGCGAAGGCATTTAAGCAGTCAGCGAAGACAGCGAAGAAACCAAAACCAAAAAAGTCGTACTAGCATGCAGATACCCATTCTCAACGGTATATTCACTGATGACAAGCAGGCAGAGATACGCACTAGCTACCCTGTCAATCTTATACCTGTTCCAAAGCAGTCAGGCATCAGCAACGGCTATCTAAGGCCCGCAGATGGATTGGTGAAGCATGGCGAAGGACCGGGCGTAAATCGCGGTGGTATCGAACGTGACGGCATCTGCTACAGGGTCATGGGTACTTCCCTATGCTCTATTGCGTCAGATGGCACGGTCACTGTGTTGGGTGACGTTGGCGGCACTGACGATAACCTCGTAACGATGGACTATTCTTTCGACCTGCTGGCAATTGCGAGCGGCGGCAATCTGTATTATTGGGACGGGACCACTGTCAAGCAGGTAACTGACCCAGATCTAGGTTTGGTGTTGGATGTTGTCTGGGTTGATGGTTACTTTATGACCACTGACGGTGAATTCTTGGTGGTGACAGAGCTATTGGACCCGTTTGCGGTCAATCCGCTGAAGTATGGGTCATCTGAGATAGATCCTGACCCCGTCACGTCAGTCATCAAGCTAAGAAATGAAATATACGCAGTCAATCGGCACACTATCGAGGTGTTCGACAATGTTGGCGGCAGTTTGTTTCCATTTCAGCGGGTCGAGGGCGCACAAATACAGAAGGGATGCGTTGGCACTCACGCCTGCTGCGTGTTTATTGAGACGATTGCGTTTCTGGGCAGCGGTCGTAATGAATCGCCCGGCATATTCCTTGGCGTTAACGCGCAGGCTAACAAGATCAGCACCAAAGAGATTGACGAGATACTGACCGACTACACTGAGGTGCAGTTGTCCAAGGTCAAATTAGAAACAAGAAACGACCGGAATCATCAGCACCTTTACGTTCATTTACCTGACCAGACACTGGTTTTCGACTATACGGCTACGCAGGCGACGAATACGCCGGTATGGTTTGTTCTCAGCACCTCAGAGCTAGGTTTAGCGCAGTACAAGGCGCGAGACATCGTGTGGTGCTACGACAGGTGGCTGATTGGTGACCCAACGTCTAACGTGTTTGGATTCTTTAAGGATGACATCGGCTCTCATTATGGTGACAAGGTCCGTTGGGAGTTCTCAACCGGCATCGTTTACAACGAGGGTCGCGGGTCGATCTTCCAT